TTCGCTCGTTCTACCCTTCTTCGTAAGTTGAACCAATCTGATTTCACGGGGGCTTATGCTGAGTTCCCCAAGTGGAAAAAGGCAGGGGGTAAGGTAGTTCAAGGGTTGGTTAACCGACGTAAGGAAGAGGCTGGTATGTTCCTTACCGGAACCACCTACACAAAGGATGAGAGGTTTGATGCCGAAGAATCGAAGCCGCACAAGTCTTCCGAGCCCACATCCAACGTGGTCCCCGATGCCGTACCCGACAACACTCAAGTCCAGAAGGTTGCCGGTGGAGTCGCAGCCACAGCAGGCGTTGCTTCCCAAGTCTCCCAAGTAGAGGTGGTGCGGGATGCCCTTGCCCCTCTAGCTGGACTCAGCCAGTTTGTTAGCTATCTGTTTGTTGGTGTCTCTCTGTTGGCGATTTGGTATATGCTCTCTAAGAGGGACAAGTAGAAAGCGGCACTAACCAAGGAGGTGGTCTTTAGTCTCGGACTGGACTCGCCTGAGCAACGCAGTCGGTTCGTTAACCCACTAGCTCAACCCTATCAACCCAACTAGAGGAGCCAGTTGAAATGGCTAAGAAGTCTAAAGCAGAGTCTACCCTTGATTTGAGTGGTGTTTACTACAACCCGGATAAATCGGGTTGGGGATTGTTCGTAAACAACTACGGTGAGGATACCCAGAGTATCTCCATCTTCACCTATGATAACAAGGGTAATCAAATTTGGCTTGTGGGTGTGAGCCCCCGTGGAACGGGTAATTTTACTCTCCTTCGGCCTACGGCCTCGGGTCCGTTTGATTTGATTCGTGGTTACGATACGGGACCGAACGCGGGGCGTATTGATTTGGATGTTGTTGAGCCGGGTAAGATTTCGTACAAGGCGTTCATCTCGAACTGGGTTATTAATCCGGGTCCGCAGTTCAGTCCTCCTCCACCGGATACGGCTGTGTTTGAGGGTGTGTTGGTTAAAATCTAAGAGCAACACGACCGCGAAAAGGGTAGCTCCCCTGTCCAGCCTCCACTGGACTAGCGGTCTTTTCTAGCAGGGAGGTGCTAAAGATGGAAGTGATTAGTCGTAATAAGGCTGTTGAGTTGGGACTAAGGTTCTACTTTACGGGCAATCCTTGTAAGTACGGGCATGTCTCGGAGAGGTATGTTACGTCATACTTCTGCAAGGAATGTATGGAGCAGAGGTATGAGGACAACAAGGAAGAGAAAAAATCCTATGTCCGTGCCCGGTACTGGGAAGATCCGCAGAAGGCGTTGGAAGACAAAAAGAAATACTACAACAAGAACAAAGAGACGCTGAACGCAAAAGGGCGAGAGTATTACCACAATAACAAGGAAAGATACTCAGCCCGTGCTAAGGAGTACCGGCAGGAGAACAAGGAGGTTATAAAGCAGAAGAAGCGACAGTACGCTTCAGAGAACCTCCCGCTGATTAATCACTGGTCCGCTCAACGACGGGCAGCTAAAAGGCAAGCTGTTCCTGCTTGGCTTACAGACAACGATAAGGAAAACATCAAGGCTGTTTACGCTATGGCGCTGAGACTCTCTAGCTGCCTAGGTGTTAAGCACCACGTAGACCACATCGTTCCTTTGAGAGGTGAGTCTGTTTGTGGGTTGCATGTTCCTTGGAATCTTGCTGCTATACCGGGGGCAATCAACCTGAGCAAGAAAAACAAACTACTAGAGGATGTTCAACTTATATGAACCGCGACTGGAGCGCCAAAGACATCATCGACTTGTACTCTGAGGGGTACACAGACATCGAAGTCTGCAAGGCGATGGGCATCACCCGTCGTCAATTTGAGAAGATGGTCTCTACCAACCCCCATTTTCGAGAGATCGTTGAGAGGGGGCGAGATTATGCAGAGGCTTGGAACCTTGAACAGAGCCGTCTTAACTTGAACAACAGAGACTTCTCGGTCCCACTGTTCAATGCGCGCATGCAGAACCTGTTCAATTGGAGTCAGAAGACCGACCAGAACACCAAGTCTCTCAACATCAACGAGAGCGTCACTCGCGAGGAGCTTATCGAGCGCCTTCGTTCACACATCCCCGAGCTTCTCGGTCGGGCTACCCCGGCCTTGATTGAAGCGCAGAAGGAGGTGAGCGATGAAGAAACTTGATCTGGATCAGAAGGTATTCTCTATCGGGGACTTCGATCTAGAAAAGCCCATTTCGTTTGAGGTGGATAGCTCTACCGACGAGCTTATTGAGATTCTACAGGCCCTTGAAGAAAAGCAAGTGGCCGACAAAGCAATTGGATTTCGCCGTTGGTTTGACCCCAACGGTGAGTTCCCGATCAGCAGGCTACCCAAGCACGCTTCATTCTTTGCAGCAGGAGCGCATTACCGAGAGAGGTATTTCTCGGCCAGTAATCGAACTGGAAAATCCCTAAGCGGTGCTTACGAGACTGTTCTTCACGCTACGGGGCTCTACCCTGACTGGTGGACAGGGAAAAGGTTCAGCACCCCTATTAACGCATGGGCAGTAGGCTCTACCCATGAAACTACGCGGAACATTATTCAGCGCGAAATCATGGGGGAGATTGGTCAGTTCGGGACTGGGATGATTCCTGCTGACCTTATCATCGAACACAAAGCCGGTAACAAGATTGCCGGTGGATTGGACTACGTAAAGATCAGGCATGTGTCCGGGGGTGTCTCCGAGATCATGTTTAAGTCGTACCAGCAGGGCCGGGTGGGTTTTGAAGGCACAAATCAGCACGTAGTTTGGCTAGATGAGATGCCGCCTATTGACATCTACTCCGAGTGCCTCATCCGTACTGCCATGACCAAGGGTATTTTGCTGGTTACAGCCACGCCTGTGGCCGGTCTTACCCCGTTTGTCCGAGCTTTCTTCAACCGTGGCGACTTTCTTCCGCTTGGGTGTGACCTCCCCGGTATCGTGAAGATGACCCGCGAAGAAGAAGAGGGTTCCGTTCAAGAAAAGATGGCCCGTGGTGAGATGGACATCCTTGACCTCAAGCGAATCCGCGAGGAAAAGGGTAAACCAACCACCAAAGCGGTCCTCGTTTGCGGCTGGGACGACGCTCCTTGGCTAGACGAGAACACCAAAGCCGAGCTAGCAGACGGCATGCAACCCCACGAACGCCAAGCACGTATGACCGGCTTGCCATCTATGGGCTCTGGTTCAGTCTTCTCCGTACCTGTTGAAGAAATCATCGTCCAAGACTTTGATATTCCAAAACACTGGAAGAAGATTGCTGGATTCGATGTCGGTTGGAACAATACGGCAGCTATGTGGCTTGCAATCAACCCTGACACGGGTGAGATGTACTTCTATTCCGAATATAAGCAAGGGAAGCAAGAGCCTGCACTGCACGCACAAGCTTTGAAGATGCGGGGTGACTGGATTCCTGTAGCTATTGACCCGGCTTCTCGTGGAAGTTCCCAAGCAGACGGTAAGCAATTGTTCAACTCCTACCGGCAGTTGGGGGTGAAGGTCTTTCCTGCCGACAACTCCCGAGAGTTTGCTTTGTTCGAGATGCAACAGGCGTTCGCTACCGGTCAGCTCAAGGTGTTCAAATCGCTCAAGCAGTTCATCGCGGAATATGTTACCTATCGCCGAGCTGAAAATGGCAAGGTAATCAAAGAGAACGACCATTGTATCGACTCCGGTAGGTACGCTTTTATTGAACGTAACAAGGCCAAACAACCCCCAATTTCCCGCCAAGGAGGGCAATTCACGAATGCAACAGGTAAGCGGTATGACATCTGACCCGGCTCTGCCGGTGGATGCAGTCATCGTTGCCGAGATCGAACTTAGCCCCGAAGAGATGATGCGGATTCAAGAGGAAGCAGAAGCCATTGACAACCAACGCCGTCAACTCCTTGACGGCTTGGCTCACTCCATCGAAGATAAATGGAAACGAGCTTCGTCTGACCGCAACATGAAAGAGGAAGAGTGGCGACGAGCCATGCGCCTCCTTCTCGGGAACAAGAGTTCGAGTCGAGGCAGTACCCTTAACACACAAACTACCACTGAATCCAGCCGAGCACGACCGGATCACAACCTAGTGTCAGAAAAGTGCAAGATTGCTGAGGCTCAAATCTGGAGCCAGCAGTTCTCCGGTGGTGATAAGAACTGGGACATCAAACCTAGTCCCCGACCTGACGTAGACCCAGCACTCGCGGCTCAAGCATCCAGAGCCCTTGAACAAGAAATCTACGATCAGCTCTCAGCTACCAAGTACGGACCCAAGGCTCGCCAAGCGATCTCGGACATGGTTCGTCTTGGCACGGGTATCCTCAAAGGTCCAGTCCCCAGCCTCAAGCCCAAGCGTGTGTATCAGTCCACGCAAGCGCCTGACGGTACTCTCGTAGCGATTCCCACCTACGAGACGATCCCCGCCCCCGAAGTCTACCGTGTTGATCCGTGGATGTTCTACCCGGATACCACGGTCAATGACATTTGTGATGCGGAGTGGGCTCTCGAAATCCACCCGATGTCCAAGACCCAGTTTGGTAAGCTGGCTACGTCCGAAGGCTTCTTCGATGACGTTATCCGCGAGCTTCTCCTTAATGGACCGGATGAGTACAACGGGGAGTTCTTCTCGGATGTTCGTGCTCAGACTGATTCGGGGGACAACTATCTCAAGCACAAGTACGTCGTCATCGAGTACAACGGACCCGTGTCCGTGGAGCAAGCCAACGCACTTGGCCTACAACCCACCTACGACAGCCTTGGCAACTCTTACATGGGCGAGGTGTGGGTGTGTAACGGTCGGGTTATCCGAGCCTCTCTGGAGGCCATTGAGGGGGCTTACGAGCTGCCTTACATGGCGTGTGTGTGGGAGAAAGACCCGAACAGTCCGTTCGGATTCGGTCTCCCCATCGAGATGGAAGATAGCCAGCGTATCCACACATCTACTCTGCACATGATTCTTGACAATGCAAGTATCTCGTCGGGTCCGATGGTCGTATTCAATAAGGAATACGTGGAGCCGGTAGATGGTAAGTGGGAGCTAGCCCCCCACAAGCTGTGGAATGTCACTGACTCCACCCTTGTGAATGTGGATAAAGCGTGGCAGCAGTTCCTTCCCGCTAACGTCACCCCTTCCCTAATGCCTCTTCTTCAGCTTGCTCAGCAATGGGCACAAGAGGAATCAGGCATCAACCTGATTGCAGGTGGGATGGGTGGTGCTCAAGTGGGCGGTGACTCGGCCACGGGTATGGCGATTCTCCAGCAAGCAGCTACGATTGTCACTGACATGAAGGCTGAGAGTTGGGATGACTACATCACCCAGAAGCTAATTGATCGGTTGTACCATTGGAACATCCAGTACAACCTGCGGCCTGAGTACGCCGACTTCGACTTTGAGGTGGACGTTCGGAGTTCTACCGAACTGCGCAACAAGCAAATCCAAATTGCCAACCTTGAGAAGTTGTCGGTTGAAGCAGCCCAGAACCCGGAGTTGGCTGACCACGTTGACCAGAGCAGCATGACCCGTGCCCGCCTTACGATGATGCGCCTACCTGAGATGGGGATTATTCGTACCCCGGAGCAAGTGGAACAGATTCGACAAGAACGTGCCCAGCAGCCTCAGCCCCCTGATCCGAACCAAGTTAAGCTGGAAATTGAGCGTAGTCGTGTTGAAATGGAACGAGAGCGTCTGGCATTCGAGCGAGAGAAGTTCCAGTTTGAAAGCACCAAGCAACTCCAGCAGCTTCGCTTGGAGGAAATGGTTAACCTTGAGCAGATTGAAGCTCGTAAGTTTGATGCCCAGAGCCGTGTGCTTCAGGTCCAGACTGAGCGTGAGATCGCTATGCTTCAGCTTGCTACCCGCAGTGAAGCGGACCGAGCCAAGGTCATCGCCCAGCTTGAGAAGCAGAACATGGTTGATGAAACCAATCGGTTCCTTGCTGGTATTTCGGCTGCTGAAGGCGCGTCGGAACGAGCCCTCATGCGAGAGGAAATGCAACTCAAAGCTAAGACAGGATCGGGTATCTAAATGAGTAAAGAGATCGAAGGTCATTATGTTGACCCTGATAGCGGCACCTTCCGGTGGATTAAGAAGCTACTGGAAGAACACGAGAAGCAAGTTACTGGCGCCATCTTTCGAGCTGGCGATCAGTCCGAGACCGACAAGTTGAGAGGTCGGTACGAGGAAATCAATCGTCTCAAGAAGGCTCTTGAGACAGCGTACTAAACCCCCTCTCAACCGTCCACAAGCCGCCTATTATGGCCGCTAACTAAAAAGGATCACAAGAAAGATGAGTGACACACTTGACAACCAGACTGAACAGCAGTACAATCAGCCCCAATCACCGGAAGAATCCAATACGGAACTTTCCCGTGAAGAACTTCAGAACCAGCTTACTGAAAAGTATCAGCAGGTTCTACTTTCCAACAACCTTGAAGAGATCACCAAGGTTGAAGAAGAGTTGCAGAAGTTCCTCAACAGTGGTAGTGGGGTTGAAAGTAGCGCCAAGGTAGGTGAGCCGGAGGTTCCTCCCGCGAATACCGAAGCGAACCAATCCACGACGACTCCAGCGGAAGGTGGTACTAGCGCTAAGGAAGGCGCAACTTCCCAGCAACAGTCGAGTAACCCGAACGAGGACTGGCTCAACTCCCTTGACCCGTCTGTCCGTAAGATTGTCGAGGATAAACTCGAAACCGAGCGTAAAGCTCGGGAGTATCACGAACAGCGGTATCGTTCAGAAGTTGGTCGTCAGACTGCCTTCCAGAAGAAGTACGAAGAAGAGCGGAAAGCCCGCGAACAACTTGAGCTGAAGCTCCGCGATGGAGCGGTTAGCCAGCCGTCGAACCCGACCGCTACTACGGCTAACGCGCAGACCGCATCAGCTAAGGTTCAAGCCTTGACAGATCAGATCAATCGTCTCCGAGCAAGTGATCCGGAGCTAGCATCTGTTCTAGAAGTATCCCGAGACGCACTCATCGAAACCCAGCAACAGTTGCTTGCTTCGGTTCCGAAGGTGGATATGTCTGCCGTGGAAGAGCTTAAAGAGAAGCTGGCGAAGCAAGAGTTCGAGATGGTTGTTCAGAGTGAACGAGCCCGTCTTGAGCAACTTGCCCCCGGCTCTTTGCAAGTGATTGACTACGTTGACCCGAAGACGGGTTGGAGTCCGTGGAATGAGTTTCTTGGCTCACTCCCGCCAACTCTTCAACAGGCGGCAAACGATGCGAATGCCGATACCTATGCTTTCCTGATGCAACACTACGGTCAGTGGGCAGAACGGTACAACGCAGCCCACGGCTATGTCCAGCAGCCGCAAACCCAACAGCCCGTCGCTCAGCACCACGAAGTTGATCCTCGTGCGGCTCAAGTTCAGCAAGCGCGTCAAGCCAAGCTGACTACGAGTGCTGCCCAGCCGGCTCGAAGTGCACCTCCCCCCGGCCACAAGCCATCGCTCGAAGAGCGGATCAAGAATCCGCCTCCTCCGGGCACCCCTGAGTTTGATGCGTTCCTCGAAGAGATGGATCGTGCCATTGCACAGGGTAAGCTGAAACTCTAATACAAATTCCATCTATCAAGGAGGATAGACACTAATGTCTTACAATCAAGGTTTTCTGGCCTACGATAGCGCCAGTATCACCCAGCGCGTTGCTATCTACGCCGTTCCGAATGCTCTTGTCAACGCTGAGCCGTGGTTGGTTCTCGACAAGCTGCCCGGTATTACCCGTACCCCTCTGCCCGCCAACAAGTCCGATACACTGGTTTGGAAGCGTATGCGTGAGATCGAGGTTGATACCAACACTCTGGTTGAGGGTGTGACCCCGGCTGCTGAGAACTTCCAGCAGGAGACTGTGACCGACAAGGTTGACCAGTACGGCAAGATCCTCCGCGTCACCGACAAGATGTACAACTTCCACTCGGATGTTGGCTTCAAGGAGATCGGCGCCGAGCTTGGTAAGGCGATGGGCACCCAGAAGGAACTCATCAACTGGCAGACGGTTCGTGGTGGTTCGCAGGTTATTTACACCGGCACCGCTACTACTCGCGCTACGGTCGAAGACGTTCTGCTGCTTGAGCACGTCCGCACTGCTACCAACGTGCTGCGTAACAACCACGGCAAGTACATGACCAGCATGATTCGCGCTGGTACGGGTCAGGCCACTGAGCCTGTGCAGGCTGGTTATATCGCCGTTACCCACTCCGACATGGACGCCGATCTGCGTGATCTGGACAAGTTCATTGAGAGCCAGCGTTACGGTTCGGGTACGCTCCTGAACGAGTACGAAATCGGTGCTTGCGAAGGTATCCGCTTCTGCCTGACTCCGCACCTTGAGCCGTTCTGGGGTGCTGGTAGCTCGACCACCACGGGTGTTCGTACTCGTGACGGCGCTGCCGTTGACGTGTACCCGGTCGTTGTGATGGCTGAGAACTTCTGGGGCACCACGGAGTTCAAGACCCGCAACTCGTTCAAGCTGGACGTGAATCCTCCGGGCTCGCTGAAGAGCGAAACCGACCCGCTGGGTCAGCGTGGTTTTGCATCGTATGTCTTCTGGTACTGTGCGACCCGCCTGAACGAGCGTTGGGGCGTCCGCATTGAGTCGGCGGCTTCCGAATAATCCAACCGACCAATAATTAAGGAGGACATACAAAATGGCTATCTATATCTCGGAGCTGCTGACCAACGGCGGCCTCCCTGTTTCCGGCGCTAGTGAGGGTGCTGTCTCTTCGCACACCGCGAAGATCGTTATTCCGGCTGGCGTTGCTGCGGCTAACACCGACGTGTTCCGCTTCCTGCGAGTTGACCCCAGCCGCGCTCGTATTCTGCGAGTTCGGTTTGAGAACGACCAGTTGGATTCTTCGACGGGTGTGACTGCTACTGCTGGTGTGACTGCCGTCCGTGCAGTGCGCGACCCCCGTAAGGCGTTCAACGCATCGACCAATCCGTACATCACTGGTTCTGTTTCGGCTGATCGTTCGGAGTCGTTTGTGGCGGCTGCTACCATGCAGACCGCTCTGCGTGCTGCTGGTCGTACCATCACCAACACGGTCCCGACTGGCGCTAAGTTGACCGAGCTGGATGGTGTGTTTGATCTGGCACTGACCCTGACTGCCAACCCGACCACGGCTGTCACCACCGCTCGTGAGTTCATTGTCACGATTGAGTACACGGCCCCGTCGCGCACTCTGGGTGAGTTCTCCGGTGCTAATGTCTATGACTATCAGGACAACAGCTCCGGCATCTAACGGAGTAACACCTCGCCACAAGGACTAGTGGCAACCCATAAGACGAGGGGAGGGGGAGGCTAATCACCTTCCCTTCCCCTTTTCTTTTTCAATCGGGCCAATAATGGCCTCGTTTCCCAAAAGGAGATCACACGTATGAGTACCAACAAGACTGTAAACCTGAATGGCAAGACCTTGGCTGAGCTGAAGAAAATGGCGCAGGCCATCAACATCCAAGGCCGCCCCAACTGGGGTGAGGAGGACTACCGACGAGCTATCGTCAATCGCCAGAAGAACAAGGTGGTTGCCAGTGTAGTCAACGACATGTCTACCCCCATCCTCCCGGGCTTCGCCCGCATCTCTCTTGCAGAGACGGATCAGAATGGTAACGACACCCCCGTTCAGTGTCTGGTCAACAAGTTCGCAACGATCATTCCGCGTGGTGTGATCGTGGATGTCCCCACGGAAATCGTGGATGGTGCTCTCAATGACTGCACTGACTACATTACCAAGGATGTGACTGATCCACAGACGGGCATCGAGTCGCAGGTTCGTGTTGAGATCAAGTCGATTGCTTTCCGAGAGTACAACCGTAACCCCGGCCCTTCGGTCATTCAGTCGCTTGTCAGCGCAGACCGGATGTCAGTACGTAACCAGCACCGTGCTCTGTACGGCCGCTGGCCGAACCGTAAGCAAGAGGCTGAGTTCGGAGCCAAGCTCCGTGAGAAGCTCGGTGATGCTCGCCTTGATGCGTTCATCGAAGCTCAGCGTGAGCGGGAGAAGGAGAAGGCCAAGCTCGAAGTGGAAGCCGCTATGGTCCACATGGACAACGTAGACGCTCCCCGTAAGCCCGGTCGTCCCAAGAAGGTGAAGCTTAGCTCGGAATCTGAAGACTAATAACTAGGAGGATAAAGAGAGGCAATGGCAACCTATATCGAACTCGTAAACAAAACAATCAGAAATGCCGGTGTGGAGTTGGACGAGTTGACTTCAGGTAACTTTGCCTCTCCCTCCGACCCCATGTACGTTCGCTTCAAAGAGTGGGTGGCCGATGCTTGGTTTGATGAGCAACTCTCCCGAAAGGATTGGGAGTTCACTCAGAAGATCGGACAGATGGACATTCGTCCCCGTATTCTTATCAAGGACGGTGATCGAGCAACAGCCCCTCCGGTAGACTCTGTCTTTGAAGGGGACACCAGCAACTTGGAGATCACGGTCAAGGCCGTGACTCTCCTCTCAGGCTCGTGGTCAGCAGGAACAGCAGAGGCTATCCTTGACCTAGACAGCCTTACCTCAAACAACTATGTGTTCGGTGAGACGTTCGATGAGAGTGATCCCACCCCCGCTAACGTAGATGTGTTCAAGATCAAGTGGTACGGTACGTATGACCTTATCACCGATACAACCGACTCCTACGAAGTCAACAAGAGTTCGTTCTACATCCTTGACCCGGAGACGGGAGCAGATCGTAGGCGTCTCCGGTGGGTGTCTTATGAAGAGTTCCAGAACCTTGCCAACCAACACGTTGGATACTTCGGTGTTCCGGTGGCTATCACCGAGACACCTGACGGTACGTATGACCTGTACCCCCGTCCCAACAAGCAATACCGGATCACGTACACGTACACCACCGTCCCCCAGCTTCTTGATGATGAGACGGATGAACCCGTAGCTCCGGTCGAGTACCACGATGTTATCGTGTGGCGAGCCTTGATGAACTACGCAGACTACGATGAAAAGCCTCAAGTGTTCGCTCGTGCAGAGCGTCGGTACAACCTGTACAAGAACCGGCTTAACGTCAACAAACTTCCTGAATTGAAATGGGGTGCTAACCGATATGACGAGTGTCAATTCTAAGGTCAACCCTCCGGTAGAACTGGAGAACGATGGGATCACCCTTAACTCCGGTCTTGATCTGGTGTCCTCCAATCTCATGGTGGACAAGGGTGCCCTTCGGGATTGTAACAACTTCGAGGTAGTGGATCGACTCGGCTATCAAACGGTAGCCGGGTTTGATCGCTTCGATGGATCACTGAGCCCGGACCAAGTTGAGTTCTGGGTGTTCACCACTGCACCCGGAGATGCGGATGTAGACCCCGGCGACATCTTGTACAACGATGACGACCCCACCGAATATTACGGAGTAGTGGTTGAGGTAGTGTCCACTGCTAGTGCAGATTTTGTGGTCTACGCGCGATACAACGCTGATACCCTTGTCCCTGCTGCAAGCAACATTGCAGCTCTAAGCGTGGGTGTTGTCGTTCCATTTGCTTCAGTGCTTGGTGCTGTTCGCTATCAAGAGTCGGCTTTGTTTACATCCGGTACAAACAATGCCCTTACAGCGTACACAAAGTACGAAGGATGGAACGCTGTCCTTCGTAACCGAGTTGATGCGCTTCCTTCCCAACCTATTGGACTCCACTGGTATCGTGATCGACTGTACGCAGTCACCGATCACCTTGTGCTCGGGTTCAACAGTGGCGGTACGCGCGCCATCCAACCGAACGATATAATTATCTCTAGCGACCTTGTGAGCTTCTGTGCGCGTGTCCTAGAGGTTACCCTAGCCTCAGGTACGTGGGCAGGGGGGAACGCTGTTGGAACGCTTCTGGTGAAGCCTGTGAGCTTCTGGGACGGTTCTCAGACACTGTTCCAAACCACAGTACCTACAAGCGGTAACTTCGACTTGTTGAACAAAGTACCGGGCACGGGTGACTCGTTTGATCCAGAACCAACTGGCATCACTATTGCGACTAACGTGTTTACTGCACGAGCGTTGACTGCTACTGACCCAGCACCTTCTTTTGCAGGGTTATGGCGTAACAAAGATGAACCCACCCCCGGCTGGGAGAACATCGAGACAGGTTGGAAGGTGTCCTACGAGGATGGTTTTTCTTTTGCAAACAAGCTCCGGGAAGTAGAGCGGAGTGTTGACAACAACTTCCAGTTTGATACCGACGACCAAGAGGGCTTGAGTGCCCTGTGGTTTAACGGCACCGATCTTGCTCCCGAGAACACCGAGATCACTCCAAACGATCCGGGCTGGTTCACCTCAACCGCTGTTGCCACAGACGACGAGACTCTTCGTAGCGAGGACAACGACTATCTGATTGGTGACATTGACTTTGGTGTAAGAGCAGCAGATGGGTTGACCACCCGCATTGCTAACGCACTTGTCAACAATCAACCAGCGTCGGTAGCCCTTCGATTGGCTTCCGTCCCTGTCATCCCTCTCCCGGACACGGGCACTGCTGCGGCTGGTTTCTCATCGGCCCGTAGCCCCATGATGTTTCTTGGGCTGGGTCCAATCTTGGATCTTATTCCCCGAGATGCTCAAATCTCTGGGCTGGAAGTTCGTAGTCGTATCAAGGCCGGGTTTGGTTGCCGAGGTTTGATGCCTTCTGCTACCTACGCTACAGTGGCTCTAGCTGAGCAAGCTCTGCTGGATCAAGTAAGTACCTTGTTTGTGTGCTCTGCCCAGTTTGGTAATTATGATACCGAGGCTGGGAAGTTCAGTACACGCGGACAAAAGCGATCCACTGGACTGACTCTTCCGAGTGCACGAGCTTCTTACACATCTACCTCTTCCGGTGGAACCAACCACGACATCCTTCTGACTTACTCGGATGCATCAAAGTCTGATCTGTTGATTGGGTCTTCTACTGACCTGTTTGGTTTGGTGGACTTCGACCGAGAAGATTTCGACAAGAATGAGTTCGGTATGGTGTTGTACGGAGAGAGTCTTTCTAACTCCGTACCCGGTATCGATGTGGTAGCCAACTCTGCCGATCCCTTCGGTCTTGTGGGGGCTTGTCGTCTTAGCTTCGATTCTCTCGTGATCCGCATTTACTACGATCAACCTTCGGCTCGCTACTACGTCAAGGAAGGAACCAAGGTTCTTTCGTTCGATCTGGTTAGTAACACAGTAACATCGGGTCAGCTTCGGGATGGTAACGCCAAGGGTGATCTTCAGGTTGTCAATGTCCAGTCGGTAACGACGGGTTCTGACTTGAAGACGTGTATCCTCGGGGGTGATGAGATTTTCCTCAATGACCCGCTTGGTCCCGACCCCCGTAAGGTTGCTGACGTTGTAGGTACATCCGGTCAAGTCGCTATGTCTCTTAACGGCCTACCGGCCTTGAAGGACATCATTGCCGCTGGCTCTCGTTATCAATTCATCACAGCCAACTTCTTCGCCCGCGAGGATTGGGATGGGTTCTACGGAGTGAGTGGCGCAGGTAAAGCCTTCTCGTTTGCTGCGTTCGATGCCGATGATGACGGAGACGAGGAACAGTATCTCCAGTTCATCTACACCAATACCATCGTACCCGATGAGGATAAACCACGCCACGTAGAGTTCCACCAGTACCACCTAGCCCTCGGCTACAAGGACGGCACTGTGCGCTTCTCTGTGCCCGGCGAACCCGAGAACTATGATGGCCTACTGGGTGCTGCTGAGGTGGGCGTAGGAGACCGCGTAACCGGCTTGCTGGCGATGCGTGGTAAAGCCCTTGGTGTGTTCTGTGAGAACTCGATCTATACCATCCTCGGAGATAGTGCCGATACGTTCAACGTAGAGACGCTGGCACCCAAGACCGGAGCGATTGAGTACACGGTTGTGGACATGGGTATTCCGTTGTACTGTGATAACCGTGGTATCTCAACCCTTGAACAAAGCCAGAAGTACGGCAACTTCGTGGGTATTCGTATCAGCCAGAAAGTGAGCCCTTGGATTCTTCCTCGGATGACTCGTTCGGATAACCTGTTCTCGTTGAACCAAGGTGCGGGGGTTGTGTGTGCTGTACCCGTAAGGGCCAAGAACCAGTATCGTCTATTCTTCAGGGACGGTCGTGTGCTGATCTTAACCATGAACGGTGATGGCACCTTGGCATTCACCTACGCCTTGTACTACCTCAACGAAGCTGAGAGTCAGTTCCTTGTACCTATTGCTCACTCCTCGCAAGTGGATGGTGATGGTCGAGAACGAATCCACTTAGCTCACTACAGCCCTCGCTCCGCGATCTCAGCATCGGACTCAAGGTACGTCTACGAGTTTGAGAAGGGATACGGATTCGACGGTGATTGGTTCGATGCGTTCTTTGACACGGCTTTCTCGTACAAAGACCCGTTTCGAGACACAACTGTCAGAAAAGTGCGCGCTGATGGCTTGACTCGTGGTTATGGACCGTATACAATAACGGTTGGTGCTGACTACGATGAAGATTCGTACTCAAATACCGATGTCAACATCTCCCTTCCGCGTAATCCCAGTGCGTCGGTGAGTGACGACTTGAAGCCATCAACCACTATGGCAAATGTAGCCAAGGACGGCCGGTCTCTGTCCTATCGCATCAAGCGAGACGAGACCAAGAAGACACTGGTTCCTCCGACAGTCTTTCAAGTCTTGTTGGTCCAGTACCAGAACGGAGGTAAGCGGGACGCTTAACGGCTCCCGCTTCACCCCTTAATAACACACAAGGAGATGTGACCAAATGGTTGAGTTGGTGTCAAATACCAATACAAACACGAACTCCCAGTGGGGTACGACAGGTACTCTCGGGAGTCGAGGACTTTATCAACAGGTCGTTCCGCCGCGTAACTCTCAAGCCCAAGGTATCTACGGTACAGACAACCGAGCGTACACCCGCAACGTGACGGGTAACGAGCTTGTCCAGAACCAGATGCAAGGCTTGATGAACCGTGGTGGGGCTTACATGCAAAACGCCGCTAGGCGTGGACTGGAAACGGCTAATCGCCGTGGTCTTCTCAACAGTTCGATTGCAGCAGGTAGTGCCGAGCGTAGCTCGCTTGAAGCCGCTATGCCAATTGCCCAAGCGGATGCCCAGACCTACGGACGGACCCAGTCCGAGAACATGGGGGCCTTGAACCAAGGTTTGATGCAAGAGCGCGACATCATGAACCAGCAGACTATGGAAGGTCTACGACAAGCTGGTGCAGGTATCAACGCAGGTATTCAAGCTCAGCTTGCTCGTGAGCAGATGGCTCTTGATCTCCAGCGTCAACGTGAGAACCTTGCGTTCTCGGGTGAACAGCAAGGTCTTGATCGGTTCCAGCAGCAACAGCTTGCTCAGTTCGGATTGGGCGCTGATCTTACCCGTAACCAGCAGATGTTCGGTTTCGACATGAACCGGATGCAAACCCAGATGGGGTTGCAATACCAGTACGGTGAGCAGGCTGCTGAGCGAGAGTTCCGTAACTCGATCATCGGCACAGAGTTCGGCCAGCGTCTTAACCTCAACAACGCTTGGCAACAGAACTTTATGGCTTTATACTTCTCTGACCCGACTGTGTGGAACCCTGCCGATCTTCAAACGATCTCGCAGATTGGTACTACGCTGTACGGTAACACCACCGACTTCATCAATCGCTTGTTTGGCAGCCGAGGAGGCTAACCGCTTATGTATCATGAGCCCCGTTTCATCAAAGTGATCGACAACTTCCTTCCCAACTTTGAGTTGGTTCGTCCACTCCTAGACGGGGTTGAGTTCTCTGACCATGTGTACAAAGGAAAGAACTACACGGGGTTTGGTAAGATCACCCTTCCAATCAAGAAGTTGATTGAGGAGGAGATGGGGTTCATGGTCGAGTTCAAGCAAAGTCATGTCCGAGTAGGAACGAAGAACACACCGCTTACTCACTACATCCACAGCGACTCAGCCGATGCTCAGTACGCTTGTGTGCTGTATTTCAATGAGCCCTCGTGTGATACGGGGACAATGTTCTGGAGGCACAAGGCAACGGGCTTGGATCGTATGAAACAGCCCGTTGATCCTTGCCTGTTTGAGATGTTGTCCAAGCACATCGGAGATGAATCTCACTGGGACAAGCTGGAGTACGTCAAGGCCAAGGCTAACACCGCCGTGATCTTCGATGCTTCCTTGTTCCACTCCCGGTTCCCCAAGGATTTGCCAATCGAAGACGGAGAGACTCCTCGCCTTGTGAGTACGATCTTCTTCAACAAGATCGAAGTGCCGAGTGAGTTCCGATTCCAACAGTGGGATGAGATCGAAGATCGAGATGACTTCGAGGATGCCAAGGAAGGCAACTACTTCGGTCTGGTGAACAAGTCAAATGGCGATCTGGTTCGAGTTTATATCGACCACAATACATCAAAGGCAAGCGTGCTATTCTCGGATGAGATCACAGCTTGCGACAAACAACACGTTGCCGCAATCGTGGACTCTTTCACGTACCGGCCTTTCGAGATTGAATGGAGGACTTCCGATGATTGAGGGATGGATGGCGGTAGCCGCAGCAGCGGTAACTGTCGCAGGCGGTGTGGCTCAAAGCCGCTCTGCCAAGAAACAAAGTAAGTTCGAGGCTCAGCAGTCTAAGGAGATGGTTCCCCTTCAAGGTCTTGAAGAGCGACGGAATCTGGCCTACGACTACGAGTACCAAGACTACATGAATCAGCGTGAGCGCCAGCGTAAGGCTGGTGCGTTTGCTGGCCTAGCTAAGCAGTTCGGAGGAACGGGTGTTGCACCCACGATTGAAGCCAATCGTCCCACTGATCCCAATCCCACGGGTAGGGAGCAAACAGCTCCGGTGCCTGTGAGCGGTGGCTTGGCTAACCCCCGGCAACAGCCGCCCCTTCAGAGCTTCTAAGGAGTATCCGAATGCTGAGCAAAGCCCCACAACAACAGAAACCAATGGAACAGCAAGAGGCTTCGCCTTTCAACCAAGACAAGCTCAACGATCAAGAATCGATGGATCAAGAGATTGCATCGGCTGCGCTGTTCGAGGGTCTGTTGAACGAACAGTCCTTGAACGCTGTGGGTAAGGCGCTAGGTTCCCCGGAACCGGCCAAGGCCCTTGCCCTTCTCATCTTCAACGTCATCGAGCCTGCACAGGTTGCCTCTATGGACACCGATACCCCGCTTAGCCCCCGTGTGTGGTTGGCTCGTGGTGGAGCTGTGGATGAGTTCCTAGACGAGCTGGCTGACCTTGGGGATATGTTCGGGATGGAAGACGAAGACATCCTTGACATGGCTCCTGCAATCAAACAAGAGGTGGCGGGTATCCTGCAACAGCGTGGCTCTGATCTCCAAGCGCAAGGCGCTCAAGCGCAGCAAGCGCAAGCGCAGAGCGCACCTCAGGCCCCGGCACCTCAAGCACCTATGGGAGTAGCATAACATGGCAGATTGGGGAGCAGGTTACGCAAACGCAGCTTCCGGGCTTGCAAGCATCTTCATGGGCAAAGCGCAACAGAATGTCCGAGGGCGAGAACAAGCCGCAGAACAAGCGCGTATGCTCAAAGAACAGAAGCGCCAAGAGATGCAAGAACTTCGGAAGATGGGGTTCCAGCGAGAGATGCAAGAGTCTGATCGTGCGGCTCGTATGGGCCTCATGAAACAAGAACAAGCCTTCCGAAAGGAAGAGTCGGCAGCGGAGCGTGCCCTCCGCGAACGTCAACTCGCACAGAACGAGGCGTACAACCAAGGTCAGCTTGGTCTTCAGGCTCGTGGTTTGAGTCTGCGAGAGCAGGAGATGGAGATGATGCGACAGCAACCTGCGCAAGGCATCAGTACCACTCGCATTGCTCAGGTCATCAACTCCAAGGCGGTCAAAGACAAAACTACCCCAGAGGAGCAGTACGAAGCAGCACGTCAGATTGATCCTGCTGTGGCTGATGCTGCCTTCCCTGCAATGGCTGCCCGCCGTCAAGGTGCTGCACAAACCGTCGGTCGTGTTGTGACTGGCGTGGAAGATTTGCTTAACAAATACTTTAACCAATAGGAGACACACCTAGATGGCGACGAACCCTCGTCTTGAACAACTGAAGTCGGCTCTTGTTGCGGCTGACAGGGCTGGAGCAACCGAGGATGCCCGTCGTCTAGCCGAGGCTATCCGTCAAGAGCAAGCCACCCAACAAGCCCTTCAAGCCGAAGAGTTCAACAGGCAGCAAGGGTTTGAACTCAAGCCGATGTCGGAGTCAGAGATCACCCGGAACCGCGAGCAGTATTTTACCAACCAAGCAAAGGAGCAAGCAGAACAAGGACCGTCGCAGGTTGCACGTAAAGCCGAGGTAGCCGGTACTGGTGCCCTGTCTGGTGCTGTCCAAGCTGGTGGTTTCCTTCAAGGGGTTATCGACCCTATCGCCAATGCGGTTGAGTGGGCAGAATCAAAGATTGCCTATGACGTGAACACCGGGGAATGGGGGCGTGAGCCCCGCTACCGCAACCGTTTTGCAGAGGCACAGCAGACATCAAACCAGCTAATCTCTGAGCTAGGAGAGTTGAGCACCGGCGATCAGGTTGCACTTGGTGTTGGTCAAGCTGTCCCAATGATTGCCGAAGTCGCCGCTACTGGCGGCTCGCGCGCAGTCCCTCGTGTAGGCGAGGCTCTTTGGGATGCGGCATCGCGAAGCTGGGTCCGTGGTACAGCTAATACTGTGACTGAAGCCGTCCCGGCTATGGGTGTTCTCGCTCCTCGTCTTGGCGCACAAACTGCTTATGAAGCAGAGCAAGCCGGCGCCACCCCTAGTCAAGCTCTTGCTGCTGGTGCAGTAGATACACTTGCCACTATTGCCACGGCTGGTCTTCCGTTGTCGCAAACTGGCGGCGTTATTCGTCGCGGTGTTACTGGCGCTATTGGCGGCATTGGTGCTGAAGCTGGAACGGCTGGCGTAGTTAACCCGCTACTCCCAGAAGAGCTTGCCGCTCAACGTGACTTGACCAACCCGGATAACCTGACTACCTCTGCCACGCTTGGTTCGGGCATGGCCGTTATCTTCGGTACTCGTGCACCTCTCACCCGCGCACAGCGCGTGGAACAACAACGCCTAGCCCAGATCGCTGCTGCGGATGAAACAGGTAAGGTTGCGGAAGGTGCAGCTGTTGTGGCTCAGGCTGAAGAAAGTGCTCGGAAAGGCACTGTGACCGAGAGCCCTCTTGGACCTGTTCGTCAAGAACCTGTTGGACCTTCTTCTCCGTTCCTTCCTCGTGTAGAGGGTGTTGATCTGGAGACCCCTCGCGGAGAGGCCACTTCACTCCTTCAACCCACCGAAGAAGTTCTTGGGGTTCCTCGTGGACCTGTGTCCGTGCTCCCCGATCAAGAGCCTAGTGCTGCCTTGGGGTTCAACACCCCACGCGGAGAAGCAACCCCTCTTGCCGAGAACCCGGTACAACAAGCTCGGGTTCAAGAGCTAACTCAAGAACGAGACACTCTGTTCCAGAAGGCAACCCCTCTTACTCGCAAAGAGAAGTCACGGGTCAAGACAATCAACAGGGAGCTAGGGGCTATTGCCTCCCGCCAAGAGGCGTTGGTTGATGCCCCGGCAGATAGACTTGCTCGCACAGAGCTTCCCAGCCCCGTAGAGACTACCTCTACCCAGCCCGCACCTACCCCCTTGCCTGCTACTAGGGCAGCTCGTGTGGAGGCTCCTACGCAGCCTGTGGCTGATCCTACCCCCACCAATATGCGTGCGGATGAACCCCCTTCGGTTGTTGGACCCACCGTCCGAGAGGACGTGATTGATCCCACCACGGGAGCTGTCACGGGTGAACAGACGGCGGAGGTTGGTGTTCCGGTTAACGATACTCAGCGTCAAGAGTTGGAGAACTTCTTCAACGACGTAAAGGCCAACCGCTCGGTCAACCTTCCGTCTGACCAGCAAGCGGCGTTCGCTCGTATCATGAACGTCCAAGTTCCTCCGGAACAGCGTAAGGCTACTCCCCTTCGTCAAGCTCTCTCCCGTGCTCGCACGGCGTGGGATGCCTTGGCTGGTGTGAAGGCTGCTGTGCGTATGGGTGCTGATCCGAAGATTGAGCGGTACGACCGCTTGATTGATTCACTCACCACCGAGGACATGAAAAACGTTGGGTTCACTCTTCTCCAACCGGAGACGGAGGCTCGTACTCCGTTCCAGCGGGCATTGAAAGATGACCCGAAGGAACTCCAGACCAAAGGTAGTCACGAGGTTGACCCGGCTACGGGTCGGGATGAAGTCACCATTGTGGGTGATGGCTACGCTCGTCGAGATGGTACGGCTACGGTCGAGACTACTCTTCACGAGATTGTCCACGCCAAGGGTGCTGCTGCTATTCGGGCTGTACAAGAGGGTCGTGAAACTGATCCGGCTATTGTCCGAGCCGTCAATAACCTCAACGATGCTCGTCTCAAGTTGCGGGAAGCTATTCCCAAGAAGGGGCTTACTCCCGACGAGAAGAGCGCAGTAGAGTACGCTACCACAGATGTCAACGAGTTCCACGCCAATACGATGACTAATCCATTGGTGCAAAGTGCTCTCAAGAAAGAGAGCCTGTGGGAGCCTGTCAAGAACGCCATCCGTATTCTGCTTGGTGTTCCCCGTAGCCAGAAGTCCCTTCTGGATGAAGTGCTCGATGCGTCGTACTCACTTGTGGATGCGATCAACAAGCGGGATGCAAGGACTAGGACGGAGACGACTACGCCGGAGACGGGTGTTCGCCGTGCCTTTGCTGGCCCTCGTGCCATCGGCGCTGATCTCGGCAAGTTGTCTGATGCCGAGGCTCGTGTTGCTCGCGGGGAAGATGCCGAGATTGTTCGTCAAGAGACGGGTTGGTTCAAGGGCAAGGACGGTAAGTGGCGATTCGAGATCGACGACTCCCAGATGTCTTGGAAGATTCCGTTCGATCAGATTCCTGAGTCCGCATTGTTCAAGGAGCCAGTGACGGTAAAGGTCGGCGATGTTGTTGACCACCCCGAGCTGTTCAATGCCTACCCGGAACTTCGTGATATTAGCCTTGTGAAGCGTGCAGGATTTACAGACATCTTCAAAGGTTTGCAAGGTTGGTTTAACGACGACAAGATGGAAGTTGGTCTGACACCCTACGCCCAAGACCCGCTCTCCACCTTGCTTCACGAACTTCAGCACGTTGTCCAGATGAAGGAAGGCTTTGCCAAAGGTGGTAACGAGTCCTCTGCTTTTGAGGCGCTTACACCGGAAAGCAAAAAGAGTTTAGCTGAAGACCTTCTCGCTAAACTGGCAGAAAAGATGGCCCGTCCTTTGAAAATCAGAGACTACTTAATTCAGTCTAAGAGTTCTCCTGCTGTAGCTGCTTGGAGAGCAGCTCAAAACAGGGAAGGCGCTCTTATGCTGGAAAGTATGAGGGCTGTAGATGGGTCTTCAGAAAAGGCAGCTATTCTCGCAGAAAGATCGAGCGTGGAGAAAGAGATTCGCAGTCTAAGAAAGGCTGCGATGGAGGCCATGTTCGGACCTACCGACCCTGCACGGGTTGACCGCACATCGCCGGAGACGGAGGCATCTAGCAAAATCTTTTTTCAGACCAAAGAGGCGGTTGATAGAGACATCTCTTACCTAGAGAGAGAGATTGTTGAAATCAACAAGGACCGGGTTAAACTAGAATCTGGCGATCTAGATGGTCTAAAAGATGTGCTCAAGAAGCAAGGGGGGCTTTATCAACTCTACAAAAATCTAGCTGGTGAAACCGAAGCACGTAACGTCCAGAAGCGCATGAACCTCACCCGCGCAGAGCGCGTGGCGCAGTCTCCTCGCTCGACTCAGGATGTTCCTGACGAACAGCAGATTGTTGTCGAACAATCGGTGGGTGGGGATCAGATGTCGATGGAGGGCGGGGGTATTCGCCGACCAGTCTCAACTGAAAAGCAGTTGACTGCTCGTCTTGAGGAGGTTCGGTCACAAGTCCTTGGCACCGGCACAAGAACTAAGCCAACACCCGGCACTAATACTGGACAAACTATCTACGGTCTCCAACGGAAGTTAAATTGGTTGTTCTCGGCCAACAAGCTGGGTACGAAGGAGACCACCGAAGCTTTCTCCAAGGCCCAAGGCGCTATCCAGCGTGCTCATGCACAAATGCAAGCAATTGGTCGTGCGATGGACAAGCAACTCGGTTCTGTTGAGTTGCAATCGGGTACTGGTAAGTCCTTGCTTGCTACGCAGTATCTCGCAGAAAGGGACGCCACCAAACGAAGTGAGATCGCAAAGAAGATCAAGAACGGCGAGCTGGTAAAGACTCTCGATAAAGCACGAGCTGAGATGGATCGTTTGTCCACGGAAGTGGGGAGACATCTTGTCGAGGCTTACGCTGGAAGGACGATGCCGGAGAGTGTGCTTGATCTCCTCAAGACAATCAAGGAACGGATGGGGTCTTACCTTACTCGCGCGTACATGGTTGACATCGTTGAGGGTGATGCTACGGAAACGTACAACGCTTACAAGCGTGGTGATCCAGCTGCGGTGGCTCGTATTCAGCCGTTGGTGAATCGTATCGGTGGTACGTTGGCTGGCTTGAACTCTTGGGTGGAGAATGCACGTCAAGAGGCCAAAGTGTTGAGTGACCCTCGGGTTCAGTTCGAGGCAAGTGACACTGTGTTCGGTCGAGAGGTTCGTCAACGGTATTCGGACTTCCTTGGCAATCCCGGCAGCAAAACCATCAAAGAGATGTTCGATGAGCTTGATGCCTTTGCCAAGAAGATTCCCGAGAGTGAGTACGCCAAGGAAGTGGATCGTACAGTCCAGAAGCTGATCGGTGTTTTCGATGACAGCACCAAGAACGATGCCCTTGTTCAATTTGCTCGGGCTATGCGTTCGGATGATCGGACCTTGAGGCGTCGTGATCGAGTCCCTGCTGACTTGCGTCTTGCTTGGGGTGAGATCATCAACCCCATCCTTTCGTTTAACCTTACGGCTGAAAGGACAGCAGCAGCATACGCTAACCTGAAGTCGTCCAACTACCTGTTTGACAATGCACCCAATCTGTTCTCTAACCGAGAAGACCCGCAGACCAACAGACTGAACCGTATCCCCAACAACCCAACGGTGTACGGTAAGTTGGCTGGGATGTATACGATCCCCGAGGTTCACGATGCTGTGGTGGCTCAAGTGGCTATGTTGCCTCCGGGTGGTGCTGGTAACGACATCACGGGTATGGTGGGTAATGCTGTTGCCGGGGCTTTGAGGAAGGCACAACCTGTACTTGGTTTCAATAAGCTCACTCAGATCGCGATGAATGGTACTACCAGTATCTTATTGAACTCGACCAACCTCCTTTACATGCCTCTTGCCAACGGTAACACAAACATCACCACGCTGCCCCT